CAGGGAAGCCGTTCTCTGAACCAACCTCAATATCGACAATTGCAATAGAGACTTTATCAAAGTCCCAATCAATCATTTCTTTGTGTTGTTCACCGATGAAGGCATATTCAAAACGATTTTGACCATAGATGGTTTTACCTGAAACACCTTCGAACTGGCGCAGGTAATCACGTGCTTCACGCATCGTGCCAAATTTATGTGGTTGAAGATACACACCATCTAGTGATGTGTAATTAGTAACCTTGCTGGACTTTTCATATAGCGTTGGCTGATATGGAATCTTGATTTTGGTTCGTTTACCGTCAGTGATACCACGGTAAAGAATGTTGCTACCAACAGATTGTACGTTTGTGTAGAAAAGAGACATTAACCTGTGATGATTTGAGTTGGAGGAGTGATGATACCAGAACCGAACATTTGATTGTAGTTGTCTGAAATATCTGTCGCAGGAGTATAATTATACACTACATGTAAGGGTTCCACAAGAATTACTTCACCTTCCTTTTGTTGTGAGAATGCTGGAAATGGTACGAAACCCATCTGAGGTGGAGCGCCAGCAACTTTTGGTGGTACCATACGCAGTTGTACTGGATTTTTTAACTGTAGTTGACCTTGTTGTGTAACCGAAATATCGGCGATAACTTCTTCGCCTGTCACCAATTTAATACCCTGAATATTCATAATTATACCTCTGTGTTGAAAAAGAATGTTTGGAACAATCGTCCATTATACAACGAATCACCAAAGCCTGGCAACATACTTCTGTGGTAATATTCACCACGGTACATTACCAATCTGTTAAAGATGTTAGATACCTGAACAATTGGTTCCCAACGTTCTAAATCGGATATTTCTTCGGTGTTGTTATTGTAATCTGTTGTTGAATCTCTAGGATCATACATCGAAATTTTCGTTTCTTTGTTCCGGTAAATTGCCGTTCCAGATTCTAATGGTGCATCTGGTGTCAAGTAAAGAACTGCGGCCCAATTAGTAGGATCATGGTGTATCCATGTTTTGTCATTAGCCGTTGTGTATTGAAAAGCTGTATTGTATTCTTCTGGCCACCAAGTGATTTTCTTACGTAAAATGTCCTCAAACATTGTTTTGGCATTAGTGTTATGCTCTCCACGCATTATATCTGTTCTGACACCTGGATAGTTGCCAGTAATAGAAAACGGTAAAGATAGTGCATAATTTCTTACTCCTTCAGCATTAGAATAGAAGTTATCGAAAATCATAACGGAAGGTACCATAAAAAAGCCTTTATTCATAAATATAGGGAGTTATTAGTATTTTATCATATTTCGCTTAAGAAAACAACAGAATTGAGGTACAAATGAAAAAATTTGTGTTGATTGTTTTATCATTTATATATCTTGGTATCGTAAATGCACAGACCATAACCACTGATTCCACCACCAAAAGTACGATAGACTCGACAACGACTCTAAAGTCCCCACCTTCATCGGCTATTATTCCAGCCATGAACAACTCGAACACCGATTTATGTACAGTTGGTGTAGCGGGAGCAGTTCAAACACAGATTCTCGGTATTTCAGCAGGTTCAACCATACGGGATATGAACTGCGAAAGACTTAAGCTATCCAAAACATTATATGACATGGGTATGAAGATTGCGGCTGTATCCACTCTATGTCAAGATAAACGGGTATTTGATGCTATGATGATGGCCGGTACTCCTTGTCCATATGATGGTCTGATTGGAGCAGAAGCTAAAGCGCTCTGGAAAACAAATGCGGATAGACAACCTGGAACAGAAAATAAATCAGGAGAAATGAGCAATGAAACTAAGACAATGTTTGGCATTGGTGGCATCCTTACTTTATTGCTCCTACTCTTACTCTGAAATAGTAAACGATATAAGTCCAAATGCGGCTATTAATGCCTTAAATTGGACTATGACGAATATTATACCACAGTACACTGGTTTAAAAGTCAATGCGGTTTCATATGAATACACTGTTGTGAAAAAACAAAGTGACAATATGATAGTGAATGTGCAGAACAAGGACACACGTAACAATTCATATATCTTTAGAAGTTCTGATGATTGGTCTGGACTGAGAGGAAATAGTATAACAAAGTTGGTTCCAGTTGCCAATATACCTGGTACGTATTGGGGACCAGGGGAGATAAGTGTGGAGGGTAATGGTGAGGTTAAAAACGCATCGGTAAAATATAAATATACGTATGATACTTGTGCAAATACTAAAACCGATCCAAAGTGTCCTGGATATGTACCTCCTGTAACCAAAGAAGTTATTGATCCAACAGATGATGATATGATAAAGAAGACTTTAGCGGATAAAGTATATAAAGAAGTTGAAAAGCAAGTTCAATTTGAAATGAGTGAAAAGAAGAAGAAAGAAGAAATTGTTAAGAAAGTAATTAAGAATTCTTTAATAAGTGAAAAGGATGCTCAACGACTTTTAGAATTTGAAATGATGAATAACATACCCGGTTATAACATGTATACAGTGGCGATGCCAGGTGGTGTATATAATGATGTATTAAAATATCCTGAAAAATATTTACCTGACAACAGGCGTGCAAGAGGTTTGGGATTGGCTCAAGAGAGAATGCATAATACGATGGTAGATAGTCAGTATAATAAGTAAAACAAAAAGGGAAAAATATGATAAAAAAAATCATAGCAATCGGTTTAGCAATGGCTCCAGTAATAGGAATGACTGAAAGTGCTATAATTACGGGCACTATCACACCTAGATGCGTAATTTATACAGAAACCGCTGGTGTTTTCGGTAACCCGTCACCAGGTGTTTTAAGCACAGCAACAATAGATGGTGGCGTTCAACCAATTATCAGATATGATGTACTACAATCTGGTTTCTATAAAGCGGTTATCACAGTACCTAATGCTTTTTCATCTTCACCAGTATTAACAGATACTGTTAGATGGACTGGTTCTGTGGACGTAAGTAGAGTAACAGATGCCGCTATGTCTGCATATTCCACAAACAAAACTGTTTATAACAACACCACTGAAATCACTTTAAGTGTACCTGGAACAGTTTGGTTTAAAGCAGAATCTAAAGCGGAACATGGCTACAATAAAGCATTTCCAGCTGGAACATATAAGGCTATCGTAAACGCAGAGTGTATTGCGATATAAAATTATATGTTTCGTTATGCTTTTATATTATTATTAATTGGACTTGCTGGGCAGGTAAATGCCCATCAATTCCTTCCAACGTATCCAACGTTTGAATTATCATTTGTTGAAGGTGTTGTACAAACAAAAATGCAACTCTTTAATAAAAGAAAAGAGATAGAATATTATGAATTGAGTGTGTATGATGCAGATTGGAAGTCACTTTCATATGCAACAGAAAGCAAGATTGTAAAAATACAATATCTCCAAACTAAAGATATTAACATTTACATTAAAAAAGAAGATTTGAAAAGAATCAAATACATTTGTTCTGAGTCTAAAATACAAAAAGACAATATTCAGAACACTGTAGTTTCTTCTAGAATCTGCTCAAAGATACAATGAAATATTTGATTGGTTTGTTTATATTATGGGTAACGCAAAACTGTTTTGCTCAAGGAGCATTGAGTTTGGCATTACCTAGTGCGCCTGGTAGCTATCAATCTGATAGATTTAGGTCGGGTGAATTGGATTGTTCTATGGCTATTGGCTCTGGAACAAACGTGGAGTTTGGTGTTATGGGTATTATAGGAAATAACAACAACCCATATCAAACATCTATAACAACATCTCCTTTTCCGAATACAAAAGATGTTGGTGTATATGGAAGAATTATTATACCAATTGGTGCTCCAAAGGGTCGAGTTGATTGTGATATTTTATATCAACTTGAATTGAGCAAAAAGAGGATGGAAATACAAAAATTGGAAAATGAATTAAATAACTTAAAAGCACTAAAGTTTGAAAAATGATTATTACACTCGATTTAAATTGGCTTTTTAATTTATTACCATATTTGTTGTTGGGTATTGGTTTAGGTATTGCATCTTTTTATATTTTCTATGACGACAATTCAATGTCTGAATTGGAACGTAAAAAGCATGATTTGGAAGTGAAGAAAGAATGGCTTCGCATGTTAGCCGAACAAAAAAAAGAAACTTCTAAAAAGCAAAGATGGAATAACTATGTCAGAAGAAATTAAAGACGTTAACGCAAAGATTGATGCCGCTGAAGCGGCAATGAAGAAGTATGCCAGTAAAGATACTGTTATCAGTATTGGTGGCTACGAATTTACACCAGCCAAATTAATGGTAGCGGCAACAATTGTAAGTTCCACATTGGGTGGATTGTATGGTGCGTTTGAAGTGTACAAAGACTATCAAAGCATGAAGAAAAAGATTGCTGAATACTCCGCACCAGATTTATCAGAGTTTGACAAGCGATTGGCTGTTATTGAAGAAAATTCTGGTAAGACCAGCGACTACACACGTGATATCAAAAACGATTTAAAGAATGATATACGCCGTAATGAAACTGTTACGGAGCAAATTGAGCGTAGCGTTAAACAAGCACAACGTGAAACTGAATCCGAAATGCGTGATATGCGTAAAGCTGTACGTGAAGATTTGGAAAGAGCCAGAGTTGAAGCCAATGCAATTCGCAAGGATATGGAACAGACACGTAAAGAAATCAATTCCGAATTTACCAGTGCCCGTAGAGAAATTTCCAGAGAAGTGGAAACACTTAAGAAGGAAGTTGATAACAAGATACAAAAAGCAATTGACAATCCTTTGGCCGGCAAATGAAATACATAGTGCTACTGCTGTTGATGGTAATTATACCATCTTCAGCGGCACGTTATGAATGTATTCGTTGGACATGGACTGGTGATGTGTACAACCGAAAGGTTGTTTGTTTAGAATGGCGAGATAGAGATGCAACAAAAAACGATAAGAAAAAATAATGTTGGATCCCGTCACAATCGGTATTGCTTTTACGGCCGCACAACAATCTGTCGGTTACATTAAAAAGGCGATTGCATTAGGCAAGG